GAGATCAGACGATTTGGCTGGTGTATCAGTTGGCCGAGGATTACTGTCTGTGCAGTGTGCGTTTGCGGCATCGCGACTTGATTATTGGTGATCTGGAACCGAGCGTGTACATTATGTCGATCATGTTTTCGTACCTCGTGCCGATGGAGGCGTTCAATCTGATGGGGTGGAGTTGATTCTACATTCGGAACGACGACGAAATTTCGCGTACTCGATCCGCTTCCTGCCAAGCGGGTATTGCACGCTAGAGATAGGTTGGTTTGGTTCCATCCCGCATCGGTGTCCCCTGATCCTCGAATCGATTGAAATTCATGTCGCCGACCTCATTCTGGAACGGATCGAAACAGCAGGGTATCCATTCTGATCGTTTCTTCTTCTGTGCCTAAATACAAGGCGTTACAGGAGAACACATGAAACTCACGCATATCCTCAATGAAGGACTGACCTTCGGCCATCGCGAAATCCAGTTACTTATGAAGTACAAGAACCGTTTTACGGTCGGCATTGAGTATGAGTGGAAGCTGAGTGAAATCGACGAACATTCCGTGCGTGACACCGAAGAATGGCGGGACGCCTACGACGAGGCAATGACCAACCAGCGCAACGAGTGGCTGCATGATGCCATTCTGGAAGAGCAAGATCGTGCTCCAGATGCCGAAGACCTCGTCGATTATATAATGACAGTCGCGCAAAAATGCGCCGACATCTACCATGCGTACTCGATACTGACGCCGATGGTGACCGGTAGCGCTGATGGCGCGGCCATCGATCCGAATGCGGCTCGGGATGCATTGAACAACATTCTGGCGGGGGCGACCGAAGGCTATGAATTAGACCACCCGGACATTGCCAAGACGTTCAACGACTTTGTCATCCATGAAGTTAGAATGAATAACTTCCCCGCCAGCGGCATGACGTGGGACATCAATGAGGAATTCACTGACGAGGCAGAGCACGCGTTTCTTAACCTCAAAAGAGAGGCCGATGTTGTTCTCGACGCCTTTAATGAAGATGGCAGCGATACGGCATCATTGTTCACCACGCTGAAAAAATTCGTTGATAGCATGGGTAACGAGTTCTTTGAAACAGCCACGTCTAGCACTGACGACTTTGGCAAGGTCGGCAAGACAGTCTCTGAAAACGGCTTTGCCACGCCGGTCCATCACTATGTAGCGACACTCCAAGGCATCCTTGAGGATGAGGCAGAAAACTATATCCGTGAGAATGCGGATGATCTGATCGACCCTGATACAATAGATCGGTGGATGGATTCCGCAACAGATTATGCCGATACTGATTCTGACATGTTAGATTATGGCACTCCCGAGGTCAACACCATGGCTCAAATCCTGCAAAACGAACAAATGATGTACGACATCGAAGATGTCACAGGAGACGCTAGTTTGGGTGGTGAGGGAGCCGAAGCGATCACCAAAAAGTTGCAGATCGACGAGGCCATTGCCTACATGCACAAGATGTTCGATGTTATCGGCAAGCATGGCTACACGGATGATGACTGTGGCATGCACGTGAACATGAGTTTTCAACACTCCGACATCAAGTTCGATGCCCATAACCTGAATATGGTGAAGCTGCTCCTGTTGCTGCATGACAAAAGCTACATGCGCGACCTCTATCCGATTCGTGATTGGGTCAGAAGCAATTTCTACAATATGAATCCAGACCGTATGGGCGAGGTCATTGCCAGATACGTGATTCAGAACGGCGGACAGGACGCGTTGCCCTCGATTGAGGAACTTGAGAGGGCGGTGGACAGTACCCTGTTATATGGACGAAAGCACGTGGGGGTCAACATTCTCGGTCTTTCCGACCCACGGAATATGGGTAGTTCCCGGGTGGAGTTTCGTTACATGGGTGGCAAAGATTATCATAAGCATGGCAAGGAGCTGGAGTTCAACATCTGGCGCTATGCCTATATTCTGGAGGCGGCATTCAATCCGGACTTCGGCCGCAAGGAATACCTGAAGTCCCTGTACGATTGGATCAATGGCCAAGTCGAGGACGCCTTCGACATGAGTCTGGATCGTGCGATCAAGGCCATGCTGAAACTGTATCTCGACGAACCGAACATGAACGCCACGTCTTTGGCACAAGCATTCGTAGGTCACGAGGCCGAGTCGAACGCCTCGGCGAAGGGCCAAGACGTATCACGGCAAGCCAAGAAGGCGGAGTTTAACCGGAACAACCCGGGCATGATGCGTGATTACATCCACAAGCATCTGGATGATTTCGATGATGCGGTCGGAGAAGTACTGACAGACGTGTATCGGGGCGTACGTCGAATCGAACAGAAGCAACGCCAAGTCAGTGAGCGTGACCAGATGACTGCCAACCGGGTGAAATTTCTGGAGGCAATCGAAGAAGAGAACTTCCAACGGATTCCCAACACCATCGATCAGCCGTTCGTCAAGGCATTCATTGAAGACGTGGTGCAAGTTTGGTGGGATAACGACGGTCGGAACACGCCCATGTTCTCCGACCCCAATGCGGTTAAAAACGAGGTTGCCCGCTATCTTGTCGACTTCTTCCTGTTGCGCCTGTTGGAGAAGGAACGCAGTTTGATCGAGAAGATCATCTCGACATGGCATACGACCAAGCTATGATTCCATGGCCTATCACTATCAACAGGGCATCTATCAGTTACAGCACCCGGAGAAGTATCTCGGCAAGAGCAATCCCCGCTACCTGAGCGGCTACGAGTTTCACATGTTTCGCTATCTCGATCATCACCGGGACATACTCCGGTGGGGAGCCGAGATCATCGTTGTCCCATATTACAACCCCATCAAGGCACGCAAGGCACGCTACATTGTGGACGTCTACGTTGAGCGGCGCGCGCGCGATGGCAAGGTTCACAAGGAATTGATTGAGATCAAGCCTGCCGCACAAGTGCGCAAACCCGCAAAACGCGGCCGCAAGAAACAGGCTACCTTCGCTCAGGAGGAATTGACATACGCCGTGAATCGTGCAAAATGGGAAGCTGCAAACGAGTTTGCCAAGCAGCGTGGATGGGTCTTTCGGGTCATGACCGAAAACTCGATATACGGGCATCACAACTGACCCGTCTCTGGCGTCTCCGGGGATATGACATGAAGAAGATTTTCTTGGCTACGATGTTCTGCCTTACCGTGTGGTCCGTGACGGTCCTGTTCTGGTTCTTCGCCAGCTTTGCCGTGGACCTTTCTCTGGTGTTTCTGCATTGGTCACAGGAGTCCACAACGATTGCCTACCAATTCGTGTATACCTGTGGACAGTTCGTGGCACTAGCGTTTGCGTTTAGTGCAGGTACCTTGAGTATATTTCTGGCGGTGTCCTGCATCTATCACACGTTCGTTTCGTCGTTTCGCCTGATGGAAACGGAACTCAAGATCGCGGCTCCGCCTGCGGCGGACAAGCATTCTACACATTAGGAAATATGTAGCTCACATTGTCGTATCGTATCGACAGGGTAATCATGTTGGTCTGATCGGACGCGTTGTACACCTGTTGCGAATGTGTGACCCCGGTGATGAAGCACTTGATCAGATCAAAGTGCTCCACGACGACGCCACTGGCACTGAACGCCTTCACCCGAATGGTGAAGACCGCGTTTTCGAATGAGTCCTGTGGTGTGGAGTTATCACCCGTTCCCAATTGTCGGTATATCTGCTGGTAGATCGCCTTCGTTGTCAAGGATTGATCGTCATCCCGCAGCTCGATATTGATCGGGGCAAATTCAAGCTTCGCGTGATCGTGCTTTCTGGCACCCTTGAATGGCCGTTCGAACTCATTGAACGTGACCGTTGGTCGCTCGATGGACGCTACCTGCCGGCCGAGGATGTTGGCGATGTTGTCCGGCATGTGCAGGAACTCAACGTAGAACTGATCGACCTTCTTCGATTCCAGAGATCGATTGATATTGGCGGTAATGGTCTGTTCAGCCATGGTCTTATCCGGTTATGACGGTGGGGGCGAACCCGGTAATGGTCATGGTGCTCGCATCAACCACACGTTCGTAGTTATTCGAAACGATGGTTTGATCGTCGATCTTGATGATCTCAATCGTGTCGTCGTACATGTTCTGCACGATCTGTTTGATTACGCCGGAAGACTCGGTATGCGGGTAGTTCAGCCGGATCGGCATGGTGAATGACAGCGAGGTCAGGAACACCTTTTCCTCAGTCGACAGTGGCGACTGGATGTTGTCCTCGATCTGCGTCAATTCGATCTGCGTGAGATAGTTGAAGTCGGTGATATCCTCCGAGCGCTGGATTGTCACCCGGGGGTTGAAGATCAACAGGATTTGTTCAAGGATTTGCAGCAGCTCATCGTTACTCGATGCATAGATCGAGAGTTGCATCTGGAGCGTCAGGGGCGGGCCGAGTAGCCGCTTGAGGGTCTTGAAATCGCCCGTGGTCGCATCCTGATACGAGACTACATCCTCATGATACTTCTGTGGTCCCCGGCTTTCCTGATCCATTTCAATCGAACGAATATGCCCGGCCATCAACGGCACGACCGGGTTGGTGAAACTGCGGCGCTTGGTGATCACCGAGGACACGATGCGCGTCGGGTCACCAAACATCACGGGCGGCTGGCGGTAGTTGTAGCTGCCATTACGCTGTACGCCATCGCGTACCTGAATGCCGCTGAAGATGCGCAGGAATTGAGTCACGTAGCCCTCAATCTGCTGGTCATAGTTCCATGGGTAAGGGGTACTCATTATTCAAATCTCACCGGGATGTGCAGGTCTTCTGCAAGGTCCGTGATCCGGGGCACTTCCTCCAAGTCCTTGTAGTGGTCAAAGATCACGATGTGGTCGACATAGCGGTTAAGCGGCTTGATCGAACCCACAACCACTTCCTCGTCTTCCCGACTGTCGTCCATCATGTCCATCTTGTCTTCCGGATTGTCGTTTTGGGGTTCCATCTTGTAATTGTATGAAAGCTTTCTCTGGTCAAATATCAACATCCCTTCTGCCGGACCCTTGCCTGCTATATGGCGCAACCTCTTGTTCCTCGTAAGCGAGACGAGATCAATGTCTGTCTGATAGGCTCGCAGTTCATTACGCTCCAGTGCATAAAGTAACCGTGGCAGGGTCGTCACATGATATAGTGGTGCATCCCGGCCTTCTGTCAGCACTTGATCGAGCTTCATGGTAAGAGTATTTAGCCTAAATACCTGTATGGTCGCTAAGACACCCCACATTGGCGTATATGGTCCCAAGACCCGCGCGTTGCAGTCACG